ACCGGCGAGCATCTTCCGTAATGCCGTCCATGCTTCACCTTGTGGCAGCGACGTGGCCGCAGACCACGCCAGTTAGTGCGGTCGGAAAGCCGGCCATGTCGCGTCCTTTCGCCCGTCAGTGTCGCGGGACTGTCAACCGAACACGGCTTTCGCGTACCGTTGGGCGAACCGCCTCGCTCGCATCTGCACGCGAGTCCCCCATTCGTTGAGCCACCGCTGGCGAGCCTCACACCCGCACCCGCCGGGAGTGCCCTCGGTGCGAGTCCACCGCTCGACTCGCTCCTTGGTCACGCCAACGCGAGCCAGGCACCGCTCCACAAAGTCGCCCAAAAGGAACGGCCGCCACACTTCGACCGGCGGCGGGCGGCACTCGCGAAACGTGGGCAGCCGCCGGGCCTGGTGTCCGCAAACGCGGCACCGCAGATCGACGCTATCGTAGTCGCAGCGGGTCACGAGATCGTCGCGGTGTAGGCAGGAGTGTCGAACGCCCCAGAGACCAGCGTGTACGCCCCAGCCGGTGGCGAACAGACCGGGAAATCGATGCAATCGCAGCCAGGGTTGTACGCGCCCGGAACGAACTCAAACTCCCCGGCATACAGGTTAATCCGAAGCCGGCATTTCTTGTAGCACGTATCGTCGCAGTCTGCGGCAACGAATGTATTCAATGCGCCAGGGCCAGTGTTAGACAGCGTCGCACATGGCTCTATCGCAGCCTCTAGCGTGAACGCATAGGTAGTTCCCTCAAACACATACGAAAAGCCGCCTTCCCATAGCGTAGTGTTCGCGTTGGTGCTGATTAATCTGCTGCCTCGGCTCAGTACGTAGTCTCCCTCTGCGGGCCTGCCGAACGAGCTCTCAATCAGATATTCCAGGTTGATGGTAACCTCGGCCGGCGTGGCCTCTTCGTTCAGGCAGCACGAGCCACAGACGCCGGTCGCGTGAGATGAGCCGCCAGCGATTGAGGGAACTACCGGGGAGCCCGTGGCATCCTCGACACTGCCGCCGCCAGAGACAACGGTCGCGGTGACATCGTTAAACGCGGTCACGCTCTGGGCCTTGTCGGGAAACTCCAGCGTAAAGCTACTGCAATTCGCGATCTGTTCCTCGGTGGTCAGGCTGACGAGCGGGGCTTGCAGCAACGACTTCGCGGGCTCGGTACTCTTGTCTTGGCGGTACTCAAACACAATGGCTGCAGAAGAATACGTGCCGAGAGCCAGAGGGTTGCACAGATAGGCCCGGTACTCGCACGCATAACTCTGAATGTTGAAGAAGCTCCCGAAGAACTTACTGCGGGCCAGCACGAACGACTTGCCGTTCATGTAGTCGCCCATGCACCATGTATTGGGAAACCCCGTGGCTTCGTAGCCACTGCCGCCGTTAGTTATCGTGACGCTCGTGATCTTGCCGAACGTCGGGCTATCGGGGTCATCGTCCACGTTCGCCGCGAGCACCGCCCCGGCTCCATCGCTCGGATCAATCTGCTCGAGCACTACGGTGATAGCAGCGACCAGCGCCGGTGCGTCGGGGTCTTCGCCGTAGTACGCCCCGCCGTCCGACAGGTCGATACTTTCAATCTCGCCGACATTTGACGTCTGGATCAACGCAAACGCTGCGGATTGCTGGGTCTCGCCAGCCCCGAGCGTGAACACGATCTGCCCGCCATCGGTGTACCCGCTGCCGCCATCAACAATCGTGAGCCCCGAGATGGTCCAGTAAGGCAGTCCGCACTCGTCCTCTTCTTCCGTGAGCGTCACGGTGATGTCGGCTCCCGAGCCGCCGGGGCCATCGGCAGTGATGGTCGGCTCAACGCGGGCCAGTGTCGCGTAACCGCTACCGCCATTGTTGACCGTCACGCCCGTGATGACGCCGGCCGCCGTGGTCGGGCTCGCTGTGGCCCCGCCGCCAAAACAAGAATCAAACGACACGAACAAAGCCTGGAACGCCGGGCCGACATCGGGATACCCGTCGAATGTCACCGTCACCGTGTCAGGCAGCTTGCCCGTCGCACACTCGCCGCAAGGGATGTCGCAGCACGGGCTGCACGATGCCCCGAGCATGAAGCCCAGCGGATAGAGCGAGAGGGAGAACGCCAGCACCGCCAGGAGCGGAATGGATGCCGGCTCAATGGATGAGAGCAAACTCCACAGCATTAGTCGCACTCTGCCGCGATGACGTACCAACCGAAGCCGTTATTGCTCACGGCAACCCAGCGGGCAGTACTGGCAGTTTTGGCCGGTATGTTGGCGAAAATGTTGTAGGCGGCCACGGTAAGCGCTGATGCCGTGGGAATGCCGTTTGTTCCAGGAGTCCCGCCTGTAATCGTAATGGTGCGTTGCGACTGCTTGCTCCAAGCGGCCGAGCCGTGCGTGCCCAACATTAGCCGCACGCCGGGGGCCGCACCCTCTGCCACAGGGGACTGGAGCCGGATGGTGTGAGGGTGCTTCTCAGTGGAACGCACCACCCGCCCGATCCGCTTGGCGTCGCCGTCAGAAAAGCCATACGTGGCCATGCGTCACTCCGCGAGGATGATGTACCGCAGATTGGCCGGCGTGCCGTAGCTCCGTGCCCCCACGCTCACGTTGCCGATCAGCGGCAACATGGCAGGCTGGCCGCGACGCAGCTGCACGAACTCGTGCAGGTTGGTCCCGTCGTACTTGCCCAAGGCGATGTAGGCGGTGCCCGAGGTGGCAGTCGAAAGATTCCTGAACGAGGCGTAGCCGGCCGTGGTCACGTCGCCCAGGGCAATGGTCTGCACGGCGTTACTACCGACCACGACCACGCCAGAGGCGGCCCGCTGCGTCGTCTGATCGACGCGGGTGGAGTCGGACACGGATTCGTCATAGTTGCCATTCCGCACGGCGAGCGAAAGGCTCAGGGTGATTTCGTTTGCCATTAGATTCCAGTCTCAGTAAAGAATGAAGTGTCCATAATCTCAGACGGGTACGGGTACAGGTAGCGAATCCTTAACTCCGGCGGCTCATCGTTTCCTGTGCCGCTAAACGGCTCGACTTGCCCATTGCCGTTGAGCGGAACGGGCTTGCTGACGGGATTGCCGGCATTGTCCAAGATGGCCTGCCGCTTGCCGCTTACGATTTGGTTGAAGCCGATGTCGTAGTACTCAATCGACCAGTTGTTGGGCTTGTAAAGAAACTCAACGCTGACGCTCCAGACTTGGTTCTTTGCGTCGAAGTCGGCGTTGTATCCAACGCAGCGAACGGTGTAATCGGCCTTGTTTCCTCCAGGGGCAATGTTGAAAAAACCGATGTTGCACGTATTGACGTAACCATCCAGCGCGTCAAAGTTGGGAGCGAGCACGCGAGTGTTCGTGTACGTCATCCGCAGCAGGGACGTATCTTCTTCCAGACCGTCCACCGGATCGCCGGCCGAGTTTTGTGCCGTCTTTTGGCCGCCGCCAACCTGCGGCTTGCCGTTTGTTTCGGCCACCGTTTCCCACCCCAACGCCGGCTCAGTCACTGACGTTGTCTGAATCGACCACCGCTGGAAAAACTCCGGCGTGAGCAGCTGCGGCTCCGGCAGGCCAGGCCCCTCGGGCTTGCCCACATACCGCACAGACATGACAACTGCGCGTTCGTTGTCTTTGTAGTGCGACAGGTCGCGAGAGTTGACGTACAGATCGATGCCGCCAACCTGAATCAAGTCTTTGAGTCGCGGAAGTCTTTTGTTGCCTAGGTTGGCCCACGTGGCCTGGTTGTCCAGAATGTCCGCGAAAGACGGGTCTTTAGTGTCGGACAGAATCAGAAAATCTTCCGACCCCGTAAACTGTGCATCGCCCTTGTCGCTGAGCGTTTCGGTCAGCTGCAAACTTCGCAAAATGCGGGCGTCAATGATGGCCATGGTTACACCGAGATGCTCGCGAGCCCAAAGCCGCCCGAGGAACTAAGGGAGGAGTTTAGTTCGTCCAGTTGGTCGACCATTTCGCCAGTGTTGTCGGCCGTCTCTTCTGCGGCCTTTACACCATCCTGGCGAGGGTCGGCACCTCGAGCGATGGCGTTGCGGAACGCTTCGCCCTCGCCCGTGCCGGCAACCACAGCTTTTAGGGCTTCGGTGTTAACCGCAACTTGAGCTGTAACAGGAGTGGCTAGTGCCTTCTGGATACTGCCTTGCGTCTTTTGATCTACGGCAGCCGCAGCGGCACGAGACTGAGCTATAGCACCGTCAATCATAGACGTGAGCGGGCCTGCAATTGCCTCGCCAGCTGTCGACTGTGACTCCCCAAATGCCTTTGTGAAGCCGGCATCGCGTTGCTCGAGGTCTTTTAAAATCCCTTGCTCAATCTCTTTATTGAACTGCTCTGCACCACTCACACCGAAATATTCGGCAACCTTTCCAAACCCCAGAACAATCGTGCCCATGCCGGCCTGAAAAGCGTTGAACACACCAGACAGAAAACCACCGACACGGCCAGCAATGTCCCAGATTGCAGACCACTGTGCTCCGACCTGCGAAAGAAACTGAAACACGCCGCTTAAGTTTTGAATAAGAAAATCGCCATATTCCGCCAAAGACCGCGCGCCTTGAAGCAAGGCCTCGCCGATTGCCTGTCCAATATTGGCTCCACCGACACTGCCCACGAAATCAGTGAACTGCTTTGCGATAGCGGTGATTGCTGGGGCTAAGTACGCCGTCACCTGCTGCACGATGCCTTGAATGGCCGAGTAGACCCGAGTGAACGAGTCGTTCATCTCCTCGACGTTCTGCCCCTGAGCATTCGTCAGCGCTAATCCGAAACGCTCAGCCTCTTGGCGTGCTCTTGCGATACTGCCGGCACCGCCCTCGAACAGCGGCAGCAACTGCGCACCAGACCGGCCAAACAATGCAACGGCAGCCGCAGCCCGCTCGGCGGATGTTGGCAGGGCCGAGATTGACTCGGCAATCGCGGAAAACCGATCAGCCGCGCTCATTCCCTGCAGCTGGTCGACGCTCAGTCCTAAAGTGGCAAAAGCAGCATTGGCAGCCTTTGACCCGCCAGCCGCCTTCTGCATAGCCACGTCAGCCTTCGTCATTGCAGCACCGATTGTCTCGATGCCAACGCCGGCCAAGTCGCCAGCCAGCTTGAGGCCAGACAGCTCGGCATACGTCATCCCCAGCCGGCGGCTGAGTTTGCTCTGAACGTCGACATTCTCCGCGGCTGCCGACGCCATCCCAGTCAGCGTGTTGACCGCACTGCGGGCCATTGAGAACAGAGCCAGCTGCCCGAATGTGCTCTGGGCAACACTCGACAGCATGCGTAGCGGATTCAGCGTCGACGTCACCGAGCCGGCAAACGACTTCATCTGCTTGCCGGCGCGACCCAGTCCCGCCGTCAGCCCGCCCGTGCTGGCGGTGATTGAGACGTTGACGCGGCCGAAGTTCTTCGCAGCCATGGCTTACTTCACCTGCTGGAGGATTCGCCACATCTCGTCCTGCGACTGCGGACGCTGTTCGATCGGCATGAAGTCCCACGGCTTGAGGGCCGGCTTGCCCTTGGGACGGTTCGCGTTGTACTGCTGTGCCATGAGTACCGCGTCCCTCAGCCACTCGTCACCCCACGGCATCAACGTGTATGCAGCCATCCAGCCGTACAACTGGTCGACGCTCATCGTCTCAGCCAGGCCGCCCGGATCTTCGACGTTCCAGATGCCTAGCTTCAGGGCCAGGCGGTACAGGAAGAGGATGATCGGACGGCGCTCTAGTTTTTTGTGGCGTCCTCCAGAGCGTTGCCACCGATGCCGTTGAGCTTGAAGCCTTCGTCCACGATGGCCTGCACGATGTCCGTGTCCAGCTCGCCGAGCCACTCGGCGTCGCCTTCCTCGAACATCTTGGTGCCGTCCTCGTTGACGCACACCAGGGCCACGAACCGTGCCCGGATGTTGGTCAGGTTGACGCCGCCAACCTTGCCGCCAGTGACCATTTGCTCGAAAGCGTCGCGGTCTTTGGCGGTCATCTTGGCGACGTAGACGATGCCCAGCTCGGGCACCTCTACGGGCACACGCGGTCTTACGCCACGCTTAGCCTTGATCTCCTCGCGTGTCAGAGCCACAGTCCGCGCCTCCTGCTGCTTAGATGTTGAGGTTGCCCGACAGCTTGATGGTCAGCGTGCCGGTCATCATGTCGTCCTTCGGGGCCGAAGCCTCAAATGACGATGCGTAGCCAAACGCACTCCAGACGGCAGTCGCAGTCCCGCCGTTGGCAAAGTAGATGTTGCACGCTTGGTTGCTGGCCACGTTGGTCAGGAGGTTGAGCGGGTTGAGCGACGGGTCGTGGTGAATCTCCAGCGACAGCTCGCCCGGGTCGTAGTACTCGCTGGCGAGAAACACCTTGCCGCCCGTGGTGAGCAGATGGCTGGCATCGACCACATCACGGCTCACGCCG